AGATGAATTCAAGATCGATCCCCACACTCTTTCAGCCATCTGGTATGCCCTCGATGATTACGAGGTCACCGATCTGAAGGAGAAACCGAAAATCCGGCCGCGGCCAAATAGAGAGAGGAGGTAAAGCATGGCTCAACAATCTGTGAAAGCTACCGTGTTCAAAGCGAATGCGCCGAGCGAAACGACCAAACAGATTTATGAAGATCAGTTCACCTATCAAGAAAATGACATCATTGCTCCTCCTTACAATTTATTCATGCCTACAAAACGAATATTCTCGGCTTCGGCTTTGATGTGGAATACACCTTTGACATTAACGGGGATGATGTACAGTCTGAAAAAAAGCAGGCTGCGGAAAATGATTGGACTCAGCTTGAGGAATTTATCCGCTACCTTCATTTTGATGAATCAGCCGAAATTGTTGTCGGATACGCTATAGAAGATCGGGAGAAAACCGGGAACGGATTTCTAGAAGTCCTTCGCAACGGGACCGGGCAGCCGGCGGGAGTTGAATATCTTGATGTTAAAAACATGAGGGTGTGCCACTATACAGAGCCGATCGAAGTAGAATTCACATTTCGGGAGCACAATGAAATTAAAACGATGAAGCGGAAGAAAAGATTCCGGAAGTACGTTCAGATGGTTGATGGAAAACAGGTCTTCTTTAAGGAATATGGGGATCCGCGTATTCTAAATTTAAAAACTGGAAAATACGATGACAACACTCCAGAGGAGCTTCAAGCTAACGAGGTCATTCACTTCAAGCTCGGCAGCGGTGCTTATGGCGTTCCCCGTTGGATTGGGCATATCGTAAATCTATACGGGGCCAGAAAAGCGGAAGAACTAAACTACATGTACTTTAAGCAAGGCAGGCATATCCCGGCAGCCATCACGGTGGAAAACGGGATGCTTTCTGAAGCCTCTTATCAACAGCTGCAGGAGTACATGAATGACCTTGAAGGCACAGAAAACGCTCATAAATTCCTCCTGCTTGAAGTAGAGGGAATACCAACTAAAAAGGGCATTACGGGGGAAGAGGATGTTTCCTCGGTCAAAGTTGATATTAAGTCCCTGGGTGAAATTCTGCAGCAAGACGCCCTATTCCTTGAATATGACGAGAAAAGCAGAAGTAAGCTGCGTTCTGCCTTCCGTCTGCCACCGCTTTATACAGGGGAAGCACACGAGTATAACAAGGCGACCGCGGACACCGCTCGAAAAATTACAGAGGAACAAGTTTTTCAGCCGGAAAGGAAGATCATAACCGGCAAACTGAATAATTTGTTTCTGTCTGATTTGAATATTTATCATGTGCAGCTTACTTTAAAAGGTCCAGACTTCCGTGATCCGATGGAGATTGCCAAAGTATTGGGGCCTTTTATTAATGCCGGAGCAGTTTCGCCTAACGATCTCCGGGATCTGGCCGGGCGGGTGTTAGATAAGACACTTGAAGAATGGCCGGAGGATGAATACAGCCGGCCGCTTGGGAAAGTTCAATACAATTCTTCTGATCCGCTGCAGGCTCTTTTTCAAAAATTGAAAGACAATCGTTCAGAGGATTTGATCATGCTGCTGAAGGATATGAGGGATGTCCTCGAGGAGCTGAGGTAAAATGAATAAGACCGATCAGCTTTTAAACAGTCTGAACGTCTTTATTCGAAAGGCCGAGGAAGATGATGAAAAATCACTCGTGGAGGTTATACCTGATTTCCCCGGCCTTTCTAAAATACCCGGTTATGTCCAGGAATATGAAAAAAAGGTCGCCAGATTGCTCAGAAGCCAGCGTAAGAAGTTTTTAAGTGGTGTGAATGATTTTGTAAGCAAAGACTCAAAAGAGACGTTAGAAGCCATTCTGGTGTATTTTACGCAGAACCTTTTTGCAGCGGATGACTTTGAGGAACATTTTCAGGAGCTGACAGAAGGTTTTCTGCAGCAGACCATTGAGGAGCTGGCTTCAGTAATTATGGATTCATTAGATCCGGAAGTACCGTTTAAAATTCTTTCGAGTCGTTCAACAAATTGGATCAAAGGCTGGTCTGAAGAGCTGGCCGATATCATGAAATTAAATACCCATGAAGCGGTAGAAAATGTTCTGACAGAAGCCATTGAGAACGGTTCTTCCATTCAGGATATCGAATTGACTCTCTGGAACCTGCCGCATTTTGATCGAGCACGGGCTCGAACAACAGCCATAACTGAAGTGCTTGCCGCTTCCTCCGCCGCGCAGCAGGAGGCTTATTCTCAATCGCCGGCTGTCATCGCGAAAAAGTGGAGGCACAGCGGGGGAAAGAAGAACAATCCACGTGAAAATCATATGGCTCTCGATGGAACGGTCGTTGGAGTAGATGAAGAATTTACGATCCCGGGCAGCGGTGAAACCTGTATGCATCCAAGGGATTCAAAGCTGTTAGCAAAAGAAAGAGTGAATTGTCATTGTGTTTTATCACCTGTAGTTGATAACGAGATTTTAGGTTTGTCAGCTGAGGAAAAAGAAAAGATTCGAAGAGAAACCTTGGCGAACTTGGAATAAAATATCTATAATAGAAGTAATTAGCTAACGGTTGGGAGGAAGAAAATTTTGATTACACATTACGCTGATTTAGAATTACAAACCGTCTCAATACAAGGGGTAAAACAAGCTTATGCTGATGGTCTCCAGTTGCCAATTTTACATGAATCAAGAAATTTTATAAGGTTTCAACTTACACCATTTACTACTTTAAGCTTTAAAGAAACTTATGAAGCCATTTATCCAGTACACTTCGCGATACAAGTTCCTTACTCTCAGTTTATTGATATTTCATCTTTTATACGTCAGTCGGGTTTATTTATCTTAAAACAAGAAAATGGCCAGTATGTTGATGAAACAAATGATAGAAAAAACTTATATTTTCGTGATGGCGATGGAAACCTTCTAGAAATAATTGCACATGAGTATATAAAAGAAAATCAGATAGAACTATCCGGAAATCTAAAGGCCATGTATCTAAGAGAAATTGGATTTCCTGTAAAATCAGTGCCTATTTTTCGAGATTGGCTAAAGAATACCCTAAAAATGAAAACAGAAAGTGATCAAGATACATTTAATTTTGTCATTAGTGGAACTGCACATGCAGTAGTTGTTTCTAAAGAAAGACCTTGGATACCAATTTCTATGAAAGCATTACCTCCAAAGATGCTAGTAACCTTAGGAACAACTGATATAAATTTTATTAATAAATTAACAAATAAACTAGACAACACTATCGTAAAATCAGATAAAATTTATTTTTCTAAAGAAGGCTACAACTTTTGTGTTAAATACTCATCTGATTTCAATTCGTCTTTATTAAGAGAATTAAATTTACCTCTTTGAAGCTAAAATTAGAGAAGTTAAACAATTAAAACAGATATACCAGAAGGTTAATGTTGCAAATTATTTCTTGGAAGGAGGTGAACAACATGCCACGAGAATTGATAAACGCAAAAATCACACACGTTTCTTATGTAGACAAGGCTGCTAATCAAAAGCAGTTTTTTTTATGAAATCAGAAAAGCAACCGGACTTTCAGAAAGAAATCAAGGTCCTGACAAAAGCGGATGATGAAAAGAAGCTTGTATACGGGATTGTATATGAACCAGATACGCCAGACGCTCATGGGGATTTCATGACAGCTGCCGAAATCGAGAAAGCTGCTCATGGATTCCTGAAAGATGCCAGGGAGATTGATAAGCAGCATGATTTTCAAGGCGGCGTCGGTGAAGTGGTCGAATCCTATGTCGCGCCGGCGGACTTTGAGGTCAATGGTCAAACCATAAAAAAGGGATCTTGGGTGCTTGTCACAAAAGCTTCGGATGAGGTCTGGGAACAGATCAAAAAAGGCGACATCACCGGGTATTCAATGGCTGGGACCGCTGAGACGATCGAGAAACAAAAAGAGAAGCCTTTTTCTACTTCTGCCAATGAAGAGAAAGGGCTTTTTAATTTGCTGAAAAACTTCTTTACAAAGGGAGAAGTTCAGGATCGATTTAACTACGGACGGAGCGGCCGTGAATTTTGGGCTGCTCAAGATGCGTTGAACTCAGTTCTGTTTAATTGGGGTTCACCTAATGAGGAGATGGAAACTGATCCTGAAAAAATTAGAGAAGCCCTGCAAGACTTTGTGAATATCGCCCAGGAGATATTGATTGCTGATGATATTCAGAAGGCGATCGGGCCAAAACCGGAAGAACTCCAAAAGGCTGGCCGTAAATTCTCGGCTGCTAATCTACAGGAAATTAAAAGTGCTCATGCCGCACTTGGCAATTTGCTGAGTCAGGCAGAAGCAGAAAAGGAGGAAGACGAGTTGAAAAAAGAAGATATTGAGAAATTGCTTGATGACAAATTAAACCCGATCACCAAGCGACTTGATGAAATAGAAAAGGAAACTGAGCCTGCAGAGGGCGACGGAGAGGATGGAAAACAAGAACAGTCCGTCATCAAGCAAATGGATGAGCTGCTTGAACAAAAGCTCTCACCTATTCAAGAACGGCTGGAAGCTGTTGAAAAGAGTCGCGGAATTTCAAAACAAGCCGGATCTGATCAGGAATCAGACCGAGAAGAAGTCAAAAAGTCCGTTTGGGACGGCTTACTTTAAAGGAGGAATACGATGAGAAACCAGGAGATTATCAACAAGGCAGAAATGACGCTCGCTTCACTGAAAAGTGGCGGGATGATGAATCCTACTCAGGCAAATACATTTATTCGTATGGTTCAAGATACGCCGACAATTTTAAATGATGCCCGTGTCATTCCGATGGATCACGATGCACAGAAATTTGAGAAGATCGGTTTTGGCCAGCGTATTCTGAGGGCAGCAGAGGAAGGAAAGTCACTTTCTTCTGATGAAAGAGCTGTTCCAACTACAAGTACGATCGGTCTGAACGCAAAAGAAGTCATCGCAGAAGTCCACATCACGTATGACACTCTCGAAAACAACATCGAAAAAGATGGCCTGCAAAACACCATCATGCAAATGCTGGCTGAGCGTGCGGCAGTTGATATCGAGGAATTGATCATTAACG